AGCCCACTGCAGTCCCCGCCCTCTCCCCGACAACCAAAACAGAAAGAGAGTAGTTACATGACAAACGCAGGCGCACACGTCGTCATTCGCTCCGCACAGTCCGGCGCATGGCTCGGCACCCTTGTCGAACGCGACGGTGATGCCGTCGAGCTCACCGACGCACGCCGGCTCTGGTACTGGGATGGCGCGGCCACCCTCTCGCAACTCGCCCTCGAGGGAGTGACCCGACCCAAGACGTGCAAATTCCCACCCGAAGTCGCCCACGTCACCTTGCTCGGTGTGTGTGAGATCATCGACGCAACAGCCGAGGCCGTCGCATCCGTCGACGCGGTACCAGCATGGCGCGCGTAGCCAGCGACGGCGACGGCGACGGCGACGGCGACGGCGACGGCTACGGCTCCGGCTACGGCGACGGCGACGGCTCCGGCTACGGCGACGGCGACGGCGACGGCTACGGCGACGGCGACGGCGACGGCTCCGGCGACGGCGACGGCTCCGGCTCCGGCTCCGGCTCCGGCTACGGCTACGGCTCCGGCTCCGGCTACGGCGACGGCGACGGCGACGGCTCCGGCTACGGCTACGGCGACGGCTCCGGCTACGGCGACGGCTCCGGCTGAACACATGGCGTGGGATTCGGGTTTCGTACTGGCGACCGCGTCGCTCACCGTGTTCACCGTCGCGATTTTCGAATGGTGGCTCCGGTCGTGAAACCGGGACCTGCAGCGATGCGTCACGTCATCGCCCTCACGAACTCAACCAAATCCGCTGACATCATCGAGGCAGCGGTTCGCCAGGACTTCCCCGACTCTATGGAGCGTCGAATCGTCCGCGTCGGCGGGCAGTACGGGCTCTGCTTTGAGATCTCTGTCGACGCCGACGAGTACGACCACTGGATCAAGTGAGCTGTGGCGAAGCACACACCGGGCCAGCAACGTCTTGTCGAACCGGCGGATCGGTCGCGGGGTACGGTGGAACGTGCATGTGCGACCGATCTGACCGAGATGGGTCGGGCCGGTTTGTTGCCGTCGTCGACCGCCGGGATCCAGAAGGCATATCGGGCCGCCGGCCGCGAATTGGACCGGTGTATTCGTGAACGTGACCGTTGGGGTGGCATCGCTGTCTCCCGCGAGCTCCGCTCGCTCCGCGATCAGCTCGGCATCCAACGCCCGACCGCGACGCGCGACGACGTCCGCGAAGCCCTCGCCGAACTTTCCGGCACCCCGGTTCGGCACCCCGCGTAACCCGGCCCGGGCCACGTTCGGCCCGGCGTGGTGCAAATGGCACCATTTGTTGACCGGAAAACCGGCTATCGGGTGGCAACAATACGTGGCCGATGTCGCTGGTGAGGTCGACGACTCTGGGATGTTGTTCTATGACACCGTCGTGCTCGTTGTCGGTCGTCAGTGCGGCAAAACGACGCTGGTGGAAGCGAAGAACACGTCGAAAGCGTGGCGTCGCGATCAGGCGCGCATCGTCTACGGCGCTCAGGACCGCGGCGCCGCCCGTATCAAGATTCTCGATGATTACGAGGCCCGTCATTTGGCGCGTTGTGTGATGTTGCGCGGCAAGTACACCGCGGTCCGTTCGAATGGTCGCGAGGGCATCGACTGGGTCAACGGGTCCAAGCTGGTGATTGTTGCCAACACCGACACCGCCGGCCATGGCCAGTCCGATGTTGATGACGTGACGATCGACGAGGCGTTCGCGCATGCCGATTTGACGATCCCGACCGCGTTGGAACCGACGATGCTGGTCAACACCGATCCGCAACTGTGGGTGGCCAGTGCGGTCGGTGACGGCACGGATGGTTTGTTGATGCACTATCAGGAGATTGGTGTTGCGTCGTTGACGGATCCGGATACGCGCACCTGTTATTTCGAGTGGTCGGCGCCGGATGATGCCGATGTGCTCGACCGGGACGTGTGGCGCTCGACGATCCCGGCGCTCGAGCCGTTCGGGTTCCTCACCGAACGTGCCGTGGCCCGTTTGGCGCATGATCGGCCGATGTTTGCCCGCACCATGTTGGGGATCCGCCCGGCGGGTGTCGATGACCAGGTGATCGACCGTGACGTGTGGGCCCGCCAGACCGTCACCGATTTGGATGACCTTGCGCCACCGTTCGTGGCCGCGTTCGCAACCCACCATCTGCGCACATCGGCGTCGATCGCCGTTGTCGGCCGCCGGCCCGCCGGCGGTTTGGGTGTCGCTGTCACCCACCGTCCCGGGGTGAGTTGGCTTGTCCCCGCGTTGAGAGCGCTGAAATCGGGGCACGGTCGCCGGTTGGCGGAGGTGTGGGCCGACCGGCGCGCCGGTGACGGTGTCCACATCGACCGTGCCCGTACCGCGGGGCTGTATGTCGACGAAATGCAACCGGCCGACTTCACGACGGCCGCCCAGACCGTTTTGGACCTGTTGGGCGAACCGGGGCCGGATGCCGGCGACTTGTGGCACGCCGACCAGCTCGAGTTGAACGCCGCGGTGGCCGGGGCACGCAAACGGCCGCTCGGTGAGTCGTTCGCATGGTCCCGGCTGCACTCCAAGGGTGATGTGACCCCGTTGGCGGCCGCGACACTCGCCGTTTGGGCCTATCAGCGGCCGCCGTGGGGTGTCAACGGTCGAAAATGACCGTTTGGGGCGCTGTATGGCCGTGTGACGTTTCCGGGGCACTGTGGTACCGGCCGGGTCGCGTTCGCCCGGGAGACGTTCAACGGTGTGCGGTTCGGGCCCGAATGAGGCGTTCGACGTCGCCGGCGGAGACTCTGACGGTCCGATAACCGAGTTTGACGGTCGGTAGGGTGCCCTCGTACCGGTATTCGCGCACCGTTCGAACGGAAACGTGCAACCGGTCGGCTACTTGGCGGTCGGTGAGCAATGCGGCGCGTTGTGGCGGGATCCGGCGCGTTACGGTCACGCCCCGATTGTACTCGCCGGGTGCAACGTGAATCTTGTGGCCTTGTTCCGTCGACGTTCGCGCGAATCGTCCGTCGACGCCGTGAGGGCGACGCCGCCGCCGGCGGAACGGGTCGCCGCGATCGCCGCCGCCCGTTCGACCGCTACATCGTCGATCACCGTCGACCAACTCCCCATCGTCCAAGGCTTGGCCAACCTCCACGCCGACGTCATTTCACAGTTCCCGCTGTACGCCGTCGACGAAACCGGCGCCCGCGTCACCCCGACACCGGAAATCCTGGTGCAACCGGATCCGACAGAGCCGTTGGGTGAGACGTTGCACGCGATCGTGCAATCGATGTGGTACACCGGCAACGCCGTCGGGCTCCGCGGGCGGGACACGATCCGTGTCCAAAATCCGAACATGTGCACCATCGCCCCATCGTTCGATCCGCTCGACGACCGGCGCATCGACGGCTGGTACATCCACGGTGTTGCGGTGCCGGTGTCGCGGGTGGTGCTGTGGAAGATCAACGACGACCCGCGCCGTGGCCCGTTGGGCGCGTCACCGCTGCAACGTTGCTGGCAAGCGGTCGAGAACTATTCGTGGGCTTACCGCTATCTGGCCGACTACTACTCGTCGGGCGGTAATCCGTCGATCCTGTTGAAGTCACGCAACGCCGCCGACCCCGGCCAGGCCGACGAGTTGTGGTCCCAGTGGGTGGCGTCACGCCAGGCCGGGCGGCCGGCCGTGATCCCGTTCGACGTCGAGGTCGCGTCGGCGCCGACACCGGGAGACATTTCCGACACGGTTGCCGTGCTCGAGTTCTGCGCGGCGGAGATCTGTCGGGCAACGAACACTCCACCGTCGATCGGTAACGCACCCGTCGCCGCCTCGTTGACGTATTCGACGACGGTCGAGGAGTTACGCCGATGGCTGGTGCTGTCGTTGGGGCCGACGTGGTTGACACGGATCGAACGCGGATTTTCGACCCTGCTCGACGATGGTTTGTCGGCACGGTTCGACACGTCAGAGCTTCCACGGTTGGACATGTTCGGTAGTGCGCCTGCCGGGCCCGGGCCGGCGGTAGGAGCCTTGCCGCCGGTGCCGGTGCCGGCCCCACGATTGGAGCTGGTCGGATGACAGACACCGTCGATCACACCGTCACCGCGTTGCGCGCCGTGGCGCTCGAGGAGGCACCGGCAAAAACCGGTGACGGTCGTACCGTGCTGGTGCGCCTGGTCAAATACGGTGTCGACGCGTCGGTGACCGACGACGGTGGCCGTAGCTACTACACGGAACGGTTCGCGCCGGGTTCGGTGCGTGCCGAAATCGGGTCGTTGGTGTATCGGGAGATCCCACGTTCGGGGGATCCGCATTTCGACCGGCCGAAACTGGTCGGCAAGATCTCCGGTTTCAGATCGACCGATGACGGCGCCTACGCCGAAGTCCGGATCTCGAGCTCGACGGACGGCGCCGATTTGTTGGCCGATATCGACGACGAGTTGGTGCGCCATGTGTCGATGGAATTCGACGCCCCGACCTTGCCCAAACCGGGCACCCGGGCGGCCGGCCCGGTCGTGCATGTCGATGCCGTCGTGCACGGTTTGTTGTTCACCAATGTCCCGCAGTCCCCCGGCGCCGATGTGCTCGGCCGTCGATCAACACCAGGAGAAACACCCATGTCCGAAACCCCGGTCGCCGGCCCGTTCAAAGGAACGATTGACGGCAACATCGACGGCAACATCATCACCCCCGATCCGGTCGAAATGCCCGACCCGAACGCGTCGGTGGATCCGAACGCCGGCCGCGCCTCACCACAACAGAATGTGGCGCCGGCGCAACGTGTCGCCCCGACACTGGCGCCGGCCGGCGCGGTTCGTGCCGGGTCGTCGTTGTCACGGTTCGCGTCGTTCGGTGAATTCGCACAAGCGGCCGCGTTCGGTGAGTCGCGGATCTCCCGCGAGGAACGCGACCTGGTTTATCGTGCCGTCACACAAGCGAACTTGGCCGACGTCACCGGTCTCATTCAGACCCAGTGGGTGCAAGAGCTGGTCGACCTGGTCCACGAGTACACCCCGGTGATCTTT